TGTATACACTGGTATTCCTTTTCATTATAAGATAGAACCCCCTTCATTTTCAAAGTTTGCATCAGAGTAACACCAAGGACACATTCTATAGTCCTCGTAATCTTTTTTTGTGATAGGACAACCACAAATCGTACAGTCCTTTTGGTCATCCTTAATCTTCTGTAAATTCTTATGGCTTTTCTTCCAGTTATCTTTGGCGCTAGTCATCTAGTAATCCCCTTACATCAGAAAGGTATATATCCATACCACTAAGAGAATAATTAATTTCAGCCAGTTTTGTATTTAGAACCCTAACTTTATCCATCAAGGATAGTGTTCTTTTATTTGCTGTTTGTAATTGTTCTTGAAGATCATAAACATTCTTCTTTAATATCTCTTCTGTACTCATAATTTGTAATGCATCATGTGTGCTAGGCATTTTATTTTTCCTTTCTATTAAACAAGATCAACAATCTCACAAAAATCTCCAGTGCAATTTAATGTTTGTACGCCATGCGTATTATCTTCTTGTTCATACTCACTAAGTTTCTTCCAGTCAATACTCTTTGGCATCTGCTTTAATAATTTTTCATATTCTTTCTTGGTACAATCCTCATAGGGCTGTTGATCATAGATGTGATCGTCCATAGGAAGAAAACTTATGCCTGATATAATATCAAAAACCTTAAACACAAATGCAGCTACATCAACGTATTCATCTTCTTTAACACTGACAGTTATACTAGGCTTGTGTTCACACCAATGTTCTGCATATATCTTCCATATTTCAAGATGTTCGATAGCTGTCATGTCATGTCTAGTTATACAACCATCGGGGGCCTTAATGGGAAACGAAAACACAGCCGTAGAATCTGGGCTACCTATAACATCTTCAACGGGGATACCTGCGTCAGCCATAAACATTGTTAAAGGGTCTTTCTTATCGGCCCGTACTCTCCTGATATAATACTTTGAATGCCTTGGGTGTATCCCTGACGCTGCGTCCACAAGCTGGCTGACTGTACCACTGGGCTTAACACATGTTATGGCAGCAGATGGTTCTATCTTTAATGCCTTTGCAAATTTAATGTTAGTTTCTACTGCTCCGGTCCTTAACTTGGATAAAACAAAAGGAAGATTGTGACTGGTTTTATTAGCAAGTATTTTGTTATCTAATATACCAGTGAGACTAACCCCAAGAAGGCGTTCTTCCTCTGTATTCTTTTTCCACTGTCTACCTAATCCCTTAAAGTCTGTGAAGCAAGACTGTATGGTTCCAAGAATGGTAGCTAGTTCCACCTTGTTCATAAGCATAGTAGGAGTATCTTCTGCTCGTACTACAACCTCACTTAGATTGCAGAACTGCTTAGGTCGTAATATAATTTCACTGCATGGGTTTGTGCCATACTCAATGTCAGCTTCCCTTCTACCATACTTAGCAGCCTGCGCTTGTGCAGCTTTACGATTGAATATACCACGCTCTCCTGACTTGCTTTCATACAGTGCTTCCCACTCACGCAGGAACGAACCCGTTGTTATTCCCTGTGTGTAACATACAGAATTATTAGCATACGCTCTATGTGGAGCAGTGTTACCCCATTCTCCTGATTTTGCATGTCTCATCTGATCATCGCCTAGATTAGATAAACTAATTAATGCAGACCTACGAACCCCACCAACAACTATCGTCTGAGCAATCATGCACATTAGGTCATGGCATTCTATGCTAAATAATCTACGGCCTGTCGCATTGCTAAACATACGGCTAGTAAAATTAAATAGATTTATCAAGGGTTCAGGTCCGCTGGCTCTACCACCAAATGTTTTAAGCTTTGTGCCATTTGGCCTGACCTTAGACATGTCCCATTTAGGCAATTGTCCTGCGTACAAGAGGTTAATAAGTTCTTTAAATGCCCTGAACCATCCTTCCTTGCTGTCTTGTACAACGATAGTGGTTTCACTGTGTTCAAATGTATCAGGAACAGGAGGTAACTGATCAGTGAACTGTTTCTCTACACTAAATCCTACGCCAGTACCATGCATGAGAATGTACAGGGCTTCATCGAAAGAGCGAGGGCTGTCTACAGGAAGGTAGCTACAATTATAGGCAGCAATATGGTTACGCTCTAATGCAGGGCCAGCCGTCATCATGGCTCTCATGGAAGGCATAACCTGCATGGTTACGATAGCCACATACAGATCAGTATATAATTCCTTTGGCATGGTATAGCCACGATTAGTTTTAAGGAAGGACTTATAAAAATCAAGCAGCCTTGTCACTGTCTCTTCCCACGTTTCCCTACGTGCCTCATCTTCAAGCCAGCGGCTGTAACGAGACTGATGGATGAATGATTGATAATCTGTAGGTATCATACCAAAGGTAACTCCTTTTGTTTGTCAGCCTCTGCTTTAGTCTGGGCCTCTTGAGCTATTAATATTCCACTAACTAGATGTGCAACATCTTTATATGGTCGGCTAGTTAAGTAATTAAAAATGTTTTTGATTAACTCTGTGGGTAATTCCATGTGGCCCTCCTCTGATTATTTTTGTGTGGCTGTTATTTTAAGTATGGTCACGCCATCTATATCAGCAAACATATCCTCAATGTAATCTTTTAATTCAGGTATGACATACTCATCTGCTGGTACGGGGTATTCTTCCGCATCTATTTTCAGAACCAGTTTAAGTCTAACTTCCATCTCTAATCCCCACATACTCTTTGATTGAGGCTTCATCAATCATATCTAAAACAGGTTTAGATGTGGCCTTCCTCAATGCGTCTGCTTCTACCATGTCTTGTGGTTCCACCCCAGTATTTTCACGCTGTCCAAACAACATGGTTACGTTTATTCTTTTGTTGTCAAAGCCGGGAAGGAAGTTTACATCTGCTGTTTTGTGAAACAAATTGGAATCAAACATAACACATCGATTGTATTTATAGGGTACGTATACCGCATTAGAATTTTTCTCTTCTAAAAACTTTATTACTTCTGCCTTATCGTCACCGTTGTAACGAGTGAAGTCCCAATCAGGGGGAGCGCCAGTGTCCCATATCCACATACCTCCTGTCTTGCCTACCCCCCTCTCTTCATCGTAATCTCTGTTTGCTTCGGTAGGTGTAATCCAAAAATTTACATTGACTGCTGCAAAGTCTGCGTGGATATCAATACCGGGGCACTTGGACTCATACTTAAATGCCCACATCTGAGATAGGTTCCTCTTATTTGTATCATCAAATACCTTTGGTAGGTGTGTTACCATTTCCAAAGATAAAGTAGATAGTGTTTGAGGAGAAAAACCATTCTCTCTAAATGCACCTAAGTACCCTCTACCATATATGGTATTCCAAAAAGGAAACTCCAAGCAATATTTTTTAAGCTTTTGTAACGCTTCCAGATTCATAAAGTCATCTATGACTACAATATTTGGGGTTGTATTATGATAGTTCTCTTCGATTTCATCAAAGGGTAATTTTAAATTAAGGGCACCTTCTGGGTGTTCATGGTGTGGCAAGATCAATTTACCAGTATTTAATAGCCATAGAAGATGCCCAACATCATGTGCTTCTTTCATATGCAACATGTGTTCTTTGAAAGGCTGGTCGTTACAATTTTCTAAAGGACTATATTCTTTTTGTTTTTTATTCGTTGTCTTGTCCTTTGATTTACGTGGTTTTTTATTCTTAGGCATTTCTATTTAACCTCCATTATTAGCTTCCTCTTTTATAAGAGCAGCTAGATACCATTCAGCTTTCTTCAAATCCTTCCACGGTTCAGAAGGATTCTTGTGCTTATGCCTACAAATATATTTAAGGATGTTCCCCATAAGGTAGCCCTTGTATTCATCAATAGACATACTGGATTTAATCAACTCAATAGTTTCTATAACACCAGTATTATAATGCTTCGGCCTCACAATATCTGTGATGTCCATTCTACTTTCCTTTTTTGCTGAAGTCAACATTTATTACATTGTCCTCCGTTGTGTAGTTGTGTTTAAAAAAGTGCGAGTCTTCTTCCTCTGTGTTATTAGCTGCTTCCTCTGCTATAGCTACGTACTCCATAGCCTGCTCATACACAGCATGATCATCTTCATACATAGGGACAGCAGCACATACAGTTTTTGCAAACATGAGTAACTTATAATGATCATCTTCACTTAAAGTGGGGTTCGTACTTACGATCACGTTAATGGCTACCTCGCCTGTCCAATTGTGATCTTCATCAACGCTTGGACTTATCTGTATGAGGAAATCGTTAGGGTCCACTTCGTAATTTGCCATCTCATTCAATCCTCTTCTCTTTAAAAGCTATAAAGTTTTTTAGCTTAGGTAGTTTCTTCTCCTTCAACCAGCTTTCGGGTATGATCCTATCATAATAAAGGAAGCCATACCTTTCGCACCATTCTTTGTACGTGGTCTTGGCTCCCTTATAAAGTTTCCTGTTGCTGTTTTCAAAAACAAATCTAATGTCTAGGTGTGGATGCTGGCGTTTTATCTCTCTATGTTTCCTCCTATCCTGTGTAATAAACCTACCCTTGACCTCTATGATTATGTTATTAGGCAGTATGAAGTCAGGTGTATAGGTCCGGTAAGCCAAGTCTTCCCACTCTATTTTAATAGCCTCGTACTTAAAGCGTATTTTTTTAGTGTCGAGGTATTGTGAGACTTTAAGCTCTAACCCGGACCTATACCCATGCTTTCTGGCAGCACTATACTGTTTGTAATTCATGCCAGAAAGGCTATTCGGTTACGTAGTTAACTAACTTGCGATCCTTTGCCTTGGAAGGTATGGAAGGAAGCTCCTTTAATGTGGGCCAACAATCTTCTTTATAATCGCAGAACCCACATGTAATTCCTAACACATGCCTACCTGTAGTCTTACCCCTAAAGAACTCTGGCTTCTTATCAAATGATCTACTGAATTGATTGTCATCCAAGCGGGTCTTTACGGTTTCTATTTTACCACGCTCTTCCTCCATGTCAAGCCCTGAAGCAGGGACATATTTGAACTCACCAGTAGCTTTATTAATAACC